ATCTACATGCATTTAATTATTCTACTGGTACAGGTAATGTTGTATTATCAGCATCACCTACATTTACAGGTACAGTATCTGCAGCCGCTGTTACTTCAACAACTACTCTTACAACAAAGAAAATTGTGGAAACAGTAGTTGCAATCGGTAACACAGGTACTGCTGCTAATATTGATTTATCATTAGGTACAGTGTTTACTGCTACTTTGACTGGTAGCGCTACATTGACTATCACTAATCCTGGTGCAGTATCATCATTTACTCTTATTCTTACCAATGATGCAACACCTAGTAGATCTGTAGCATTTGCTGGTGGATCATTTAAGTACCCAGGTGGTGCAGCTTCACTTGCACGTACCACTACTGCAAATGCAATCGACGTCTGGTTCTTTATGACACCGGACGGAGGAACAACATACTACGGTTCTCAACCAATGAAGAACTTGACAGCTTAATTAATTTAACCCTAACTAAAGGAAATAAAAATGGCATTAACAGCAGAGCAACAGAATCAATTAGAATATATGCAGGCAACGCAAGCTATACAAAGCGCTTCTGATCTTCAAAGACATAAATTAGAGATGGTGAGATTGGCTAAAGATATATTGTCTGAAAATGATCGCAATAAAAATGTTGGCGAACGTGGATTTGGCGCTTCTGAAATTACTTCACTTGCAACTGAATTAGTTACTTATATTGGTAGATAATTTAAGGTAATATATTATGGAATTTGTGCTAACACCATACAGTGGGATACATACTCCTTTTGCTTATTGGGACGATGTTTTTACAAGAGAAGAATTAGATTGGTTACAAAATAAAGCAAAAGAAGAATCTAAAATGGCTTTCGTGGGTGGTGGTTCTGGAGAATCTCGTATAGATAATGATATTCGTAGATCTAACGTCAATTGGCTACCTTATAATTTACAATCAAGTTGGGTTTTTCGTAAACTCGGTAATGTTGTATCCTGTTTAAATGCGCGGTATTTTCAATATGATATTACCGGGTTTGGAGAAGAAATTCAATTAACGAATTATAATTCTTCTGATAAAGGTATGTACGGGTGGCATTCAGATACAGGTGGTAGTGATCAGCCAAGTAGAAAAATGTCAGTAGTCGTTCAACTTTCCGATCCTGTTGAATATGAAGGTGGTGTTTTAGAACTAAAAACAAATTCTGACATACCTATAAAAATTAGTAAACAACGAGGAGCGCTTGTATTATTTCCATCTTGGTGCCTTCATCAAGTAACACCAGTTACACAGGGAACAAGACAATCTTTAGTATTATGGGTAACAGGACCACGTTTTAAATGATAGATATTGAACATAAAGATTTTATAGGTATATACCGCGATGTATACCCTCCAGGTTTTTGTCAACATATGATTGACAATTTTGAAAGACTTACCTCCGGAGGAGCCGGTTATACAAGACTTCAAGGTGAAAAAGCCTTACCGCATACGAAAGATGACTTACAGTTGGTAGTGCATCTTGGTGATCACCTCTGTCTTGATTTTGTGCATGAAGAACAAAATGTAAACGCAGTAGATATGTTTTTTGTAGGTCTTCAACGGTGTTATGATAATTATGTTACTAATTATTCTATGTTAAGCCATTTCGATCTTAAAGCGACAGCAGTGAAACTTCAAAAAACAAGCCCAGGCGGTGGGTATCATATATGGCATTTTGAAGATCAAGGGGCAAAACAACGTCATAGAGTTTTAACTTATATGTTGTATTTAAATTCTTTACCGAGCGAAAATGATGGTGGAGAAACTGAGTTTTTATATCAACGACAAAGAATAAAACCACAAGAAAATACGATGGTTTTATGGCCAGCAGGGTATACACATACCCATCGAGGCAACCCGGTTTTATCAGAAAAATATAAATATATAATAACAGGTTGGTTCTTTGCAGCTGACTAATATAACTTTTTGTAACAGGATTAAAAAATGGCTATAGGGTCTTCAAAGATAGGTGTTTTAGGGGCTGGGCTTGTACCTGGAGGTTCAACGCCTTTTTCTTCTTCAGGTACTTTTACAGTACCAATTGGTGTTAGAACTGTAAGCGTCACCGGAAGCGGGGGTGCAGGTAACCCAGGTAACCCAGGTAACCCAGGTAACCCAGGTAACCCAGGAACCGGGGGAGGAGGCGGTGCAGGATCATCATTGTGCGGCATTGGTCCTTCAGGAGGTGAGGGTGGTATGGTATTTACTTCTTGGTTAAATGATGATAGACTTTTTGCAGGTCCATCATATAATAGATGTTACTATTTTTCAACATTTTTTAGCACCAACGGTACAGAACCTTACCAACGCCCTTATGCTAACAGTGGTTATAATGCCGCTATTGAACCATGTACAGTCTGTGGTTATAGTGGTCAAGGACCTAACCTACAAGCCGGTCGTACCGGTGTTACTGGCAATTCGGGATCAGCTGGTAGTGGAGGGGCAGCCGGTAACAGTGGTAGTCCCTCAACTGCTTTAGGCTATACGTTCCCTGGTGGTTCGGGAGGAAATGCAGGTTCAGCTGGTAATGCAGGTACCGGTGGTAGTGCAGGTAATGGTGGGGCTGCTGGAGCACGCAGTGCACAATGTACTCTTTATTCAGGTACAGGAGGTGGTAGTGGTGGTAATAGCGGTGGTAGTGGTGGTACGGGGGTAGGTACTTACAATCAAACTGGAGCATTATTAGGACCGGGTCAAAGAAAATGGGGTGGTAAAGGTGGCGGTGGAGCAGGAATAGATAATGGTGGTCAATCTGGGTCAAACGGTTATGTGGCAAACGATGGCTCCGGCGCTGGCAACATGGGGCCTGGTCCAAACGGCGATACTTTTCCACTTGGTGGAACTTCTCCAGGGGCAGCTCCATGGGGCCCCGGGGCTTACCAATTCTATAACACCGGTCCTTTTCCAACTTACATGACCGGGGGTTCTGGCGGCGCTTATTCGTCAAAGCAAGGCGGTACCTCGATCGTCGATAAGCGTTACAATACAATACAGCCATATTTCAACCCCAGTTGCGCGGGGGTATCGAGCTTACGTATGTATGTATGTGCATGGCCACCATATCGCCATCCAATGTTTAAATCACCATCACTTGGCAGTGAGGTTTTAAGGTCCGGTTCCGGTGGAGGTGCCGGGCACTGTTCATATCAACGTGGCGGGAGCTCCCCATACTGGGGATCTGGTGGTGGCGCTGGCGGTGGTGGTAGAGGCAATGCAGGTACTGGTAGTAATAACCCAGTTGCTGGTGGTTCAGGGACTGCAGGTGCCCCATCTACAGTCAATACAATACCTGTTACCCCGGGGGGTACATATCCTGTAGTTGTTGGTTCAGGTGGTAGTGTTGTTATTTCATGGAACCCTCAATAAAAAATTATGAAAAGATCAGAAGCAAAACGTAAAATTGAAGAGATGCAGTTAGAGATGGAAATTGATAACCGCGCAAGTAATTTAAATAGAGCACGTTCTGTAACTGTTGGTACTGCCTTTGGTGGTACAACCGAGATTATGATGCGCACAGATGGTGGTAGACACATTTGGTGTGTCATGCAACCGGTAGAAGTTATAGAGCTTATTCATCAGTTAGCAGCTAACGTTGGATGTCACTTACAGCTTAAGCCTAGGGAAGATTTTTCTAGTTGGAGAGATTGGAAAGTTACAGAAGAAGAGAAATTGCATTATAATGGTTGGGCCCCGTTTGTTAACGACTTAGCCCCTCATATGCAAATTGGTGCTAATATGCAAAAATATGAAGAAGAAAAACTAGCTGTTAAGATTAATCAAGCTATAAAAGCGCAAGAACATCAGCAAGAAGAAACTACAGAAGATCTTAAACTATCTGATAATACTAGTGAACAAGAAAGTAATACTTTAGATTTATCTAAACTTAATGATGATACTACTCTTGAAGAGTTAGAAACTATTATGAATTTGCATAATAAAACCCCTAATAATAAAGAATTACAATCCATAAAAAATGGCCAACCTAATGTTACTTTTGAAAATGACGGTTCAATTAAAAAAAATAAAACCTATATAAAAAATGGAAGAGAACAAACACTTGGGGGCTCAGGTGGGAATTCTAACGATAATGTTAAAGAAGTCATTAAAAAATCTAAAGAAAGTAACTTATGACGTTATGGCAACTTAAAAGAATTTCAACCGGGGAAGCACTTAGTAACCCTCAAACTTTACCTGAAAATTGGGGTCCTATTTTTGGATTAGAAAATTTTAAAGATAGACTTGGAGATCTTTCATGGGTAAGTATTCCAGATCAAGGCTGGTTTGAAGTAGATCAAGACACAATGATTGATACTACTACAAGTGAAGAATTATTACAGTCTATGGAAAATAGAATAAATGATATTATTAAAGAAGCGGATGGTATGATTGCTTCTCCTACTTCTAAAGGTCATATTGGTGATTGGATAGAATATAAAAAATCGCTTCAAGAAATTTGTATGCAAGGTGGGTACCCTACTGATATTACCTGGCCTCCTAAGCCAGAGTAAATATTTTATACATATTAACCAAGGGCCTATAGGGCCCTTTCCTTATAAATATACCGTAAATATTGAGGAATAAAATGGCTGTTATATCTAACCTAGCAATCGACCAAGGAACAACTTACAGTGTTACAATAACTGTAACTGATGATACTGGTTCGGCTAGAGACCTGACAAACTACACCGTTCGTTCCCAGATGAGAAGGTCTTATTATACAAATTCAAATGTTGCTTTTTCAGCCAACATTGCCAGTCCTACCGATGGTACGGTTTCTCTGGACTTAACCTCTACACAAACCAGTGCCCTTAAACCAGGTAGGTACGTTTATGATGTCGAATTAGTTTCTAATGTCGCAACAGTCGAAAGACTTGTTGAAGGTATTGTCACCGTTTACCCAGAGGCTACGAGATAAATGGCAGTCACAATCAGAAGCAATAATAATATTGCAGTTACCCAGGGCTCTAGAGCCACCGGTAGCATTACTGTTAACAAATCAACAGGTGGTAAGCTACAATCGCTGGCCGATGTAAATACCACCGACTTACAAGATGGTTATACTATTATTTTCGATACAACGACTAACAAGTGGGTTTCACAACCTATTTCTGCTGGTGCTGTAACGATAACAACTGTGGATGGCGGAACGTACTAAAAAAAATAATAACCAGGAACCACAATGGCAACCACAATTCAAATTAAACGCTCCCCCAATGTAGCGGCAGCAACCACTACCGATCTACTTAAGGTGAATTAGCCTATTCGTACGATAAGAGTAATAATGGTGACCAGGCCAAATTATACATTGAGGTTCAGGATGCAAGTGGTAATGAATACATTCATACCATTGGTGGTAAGTACTATACATCAAAGGTAGATGCCGCCACCAGTGCTAATACTGTAAGTACCATTGTTTCTCGAGATTCATTAGGTAATTTTACTGCTAACACTATTACCGCCAATTCTTTTGTTGGTGATATTACAGCTACATCTGCACAAAAACTATCTACAGCCAGGAGAATTAACCTCAGTGGTGATCTCCAGGGTAATGTATTATTCGATGGTACACAAGATGTTACTATTGTTGCCAATGTTATTAGTAATTCTGTTACTCTAGGAACAGATACAGTTGGTGATTATGTTGCCAATTTAACGGCTGGTACTGGTGTCACATTATCTGGTCAGGCTGGTGAATCTTCTAACATTACTGTTAGCATAGGGCAGGCAGTTGGTACTTCTGCTGATGTAACCTTTAATACTGTTACCTCAAGATTGTATGGCCAGGCTAATACTGCTACCGCCTTGCACACCGGTAGATATATTAATCTGTCTGGTGACGTCACTGGTTCAGCCTACTTTGATGGTACTGGTAATGCAGACATTTCTGCAATTGTTATTCAGGCCAACTCTGTTGCCCTAGGTACAGATACTACTGGTAACTATGTTGGTAACGTTACGTCAGGTAACGGTATTGTTATTTCTGGTACTACCGGGGAAAACTGGACACCTAACGTCTCGTTATCTGCAACCGGTGTCACTGCTACCACATACGGTAGTGCAACTAATATTCCTGTATTTACAGTCGATCAATGGGGTAGAATTACAAGCGCATCTAATGCTGCTGTTTCAACTTCATTTACCTTGGCTGCTAACTCTGGTAATAACGATACTCTAAGTGGTGGTGATACTCTAAGAATTACTGGAAGCACTGGTATTAATACAGTTGTTTCAGACAATACATTTTCAATATACAATACCGGTGTTACATCACTCTCTGGTACTGCTAATCAAATTACAGTAAGTGCATCTAATGCATCTGTGCAATTAAGCTTACCAGATAGCGTTACAATTAATCGCGATCTGAGTGTTTCTGGTAACTTATATGTTACTGGTAATGTGGTTGCGTTGCCAGTGGAAACATTGGTTATTAATGACCCGTTGATTCAATTGGCTAACACCAACGTATCTACTGATATTGTAGATATTGGTTTCTTTGGTAGTTATGGCCCTGGTAATGAAGCATCACATTATCACACCGGTTTGTTCCGTGATGCATCTGACGGTAAGTATCGTTTATTCCAAGGTCTAACCGTACCCCCAACAACAACCGTTGACATTACCGGTAACAATTATTCTATTGCTTCCTTGGTTGCTAATATTGTTGGTGGAACAGTATCAGGATTGACTGCTAACATTGCCGTTGGTGATGGGGGTACAGGTCGTGGTACATTTACTACAAATGGTATCTTGTATGGTAATGCTACCGGTGCATTGAAGGTAACATCAGCAGGTACTTATGGACAAGTATTACAAGCAGGTTCAGATGGTACGCCTGTATACGGTGGTGTTGACGGCGGAACATACTAAAAAACTTGCTATAAATATATTATAATTGTATTCTTATGAGGTGATTATGGAAGACCCAAGCAAGTTTTTTAATGTAATAATAGACAGAACAAATCAAAAGTTAAATTCGTTCCAAGCGCAAATCATTGTACTTGAATCTCAGCTCCAGATGGCTAATGATGAGAGAGATACCTACAAAAAATATGTAGATAATCTCCCATCTATTAACCACGATATTGAGTCACATAATAAATTAAAAAACGATTATGCGTTAATGGAAAAGCAATTTCGTGCTATATTGGAAGAACAACAATTGCAGCACGAAGAGTCTGTAAAAGATTTAAAAGAGCAGCTTCAATTTGCATTAGAAAAAAACTTTGAAATATCTGAAAAATTAAAGATTCTTCAATCTAATATTAACGATAGTGCGAATTTTATTCATAATCAAAACGAAACATTACTACAAGAAATTAAGAGACTGAAAGCTGAAATGGCTGAAATGTCAAGCAAATAATGGCAACAGAAATTCAACTAAAACGGTCTTATACTCCCGGTCAAATACCGGGAGCTTCTAATGTTTTGGTTGGAGAACCGGTTCTTAACCTGGTTGATAGGGTATTATATACCAAAGATAACAGCGGTAATATTATTGTTATCAGTTCTGGTAATGCCTCAACTATTGCATCTTTAGCATTTAACGCTGCCAACGTGGCGGCTGCATACACGGTTGCTGGGGTTGCCGGTAACGTATCTAATATTCAATTGGCTTCTGGAATCACATCTTCCGGGTTATTAACTTCAGCCAATATTTCTGAATTAACTAATCTCTATTTTACCAATGCCAGGGCAAGAGAATCTATTACTATTGCTTCAGGTAATGTAAACGGTAAGGGTTCTTACGATAGTGCAACCGGTGTTATATCAATTAATGCCGCTAATGTTACAGTCTCTTCTTCTGCACCGACTAATCCTTATGTTGGGGATTTATGGATTAATGCTGATACTGCTGTTGAATATTTGTTCTTTGGTGACGGAGATTCATTTCAATGGGTTGAAATTGGAGAGCCAAGTACAGGTAGTTCATTATCTACTGTAGCTGGTGTCACTGGGGATGTATCTAATGTTCAATTAGCATCTGGTATTACTCAAACAGGAATACTGACGACAGCTAACGTTACCGAAGTAAATAATTTATATTTTACTAATGCAAGAGCTGTTGCCTCATTAACTGCCGGTCAAAGTATTACTATTGATGCCAACGGTAGAATTAACTCTACTGCTACAGGTAGCACATACGGTGATTCTAACGTTGCATTACTAGGTTATGCTACTAATGCCAATGTTGCATTAAAGGCCAATGTTGCCGATCTAAAAACAGCTAATGTTGCAGAAGTAACTAGTTTATACTTTACTAATGCTAGAGCAATTGCTGCCATTACCAATACATCTTTAAGTAACTTAACAGTATCAGGTAATGTTACTGCAACTAATTTTGTTGGTAATATTTCTATTACTGGCAATGTAGT